GTCGATAGGCATCTATCTAGATTCTCCGTGGAACTTAGTTCGGAACTGATCATCTGATTTCCTTAAACCACTCTCCAGATCTCTTACTATCCTAATGAGCTGCTCTAGTTCGTTTATCTGCGCTATCTCCTCAAGATTCCGATCGATCCCAACGTCTGTTCCCTCTTGGTCACCAACCAGTCCTATGGGATTGGCTATCTCTTTTTCTAACTCCTTCCTTCTATTCGAAAGCTTTTCCTTTGGGTCCTCAAACTGTCCAATATAGAACCCTAGGTGTTGGGCAAGGGCACTAACCCTACGACGTATCTTCTGTATACTACCCTCAGCTTTTTCTCTTTGCGCCTGAAGCTCCCTAACCTCTACCCGGTCAACTTTAGGAGCCTCGGGTAGTGCATCGAAACCACTCGTGTCTGGTTCAAAAGGCACCTCTGGTCGTGGAGCCAGTTCCCCAAATCCAGGAGTCCCACCACTGGGGAAGGACAATGCCTGCTCCTCACCTGCACCAGTCACAAGATTACCACCCTGTGGGGTAGTGGACTGTATAATAGCTTCCAGGGCACTAACCATCCCCGGTGATAGAGCCTTACCAGTTCTTAGATCAACATTACTATCTAGTACCTGTTTAGCGAATACCTCGGGTGCTATTCCTAACTCCTCAGCTCTCACATTAATAGCTTCGATGAAAGCATTGTGGTCGAAGCCCTGTTCATCTGGGGGTGGTTGCCCACCACCTACCACGGCAGGTCCGGGGGGTGGAGGTTGACCCTGCGGAGGTGGCGTAGATACCGGAAAAAGTCCAGTTGCTCCAGCCCCCAGAGAATCCACAAATACAGATCCACTGGACTGTGGTGATAGTGGGTCTCGATAAACGCTAATGTTATGTGGTGGTGGTAAAAATCCATGCTGACCAAGAACCTCTTCTATCGTTGGAAGTTTTACATTGGGTCCATAGTCGGCCTCGATATCACCATTCATCACAAACTGGAATGCCTGTCTGATATGATCCTCTGTTATACCAACACTCCTACTGCCCTTATTGTCTAACCTCTGTAGTTGTTCAGCTATCGTGAGTTTGGCTATGTCCGCGGACATAGCACCATCACGCTTTGCTATCCTCAGAGCAGTCTCGTCTACCGACCTGAAGAATCCTGCTCGACCAGCTCTTTTCTGCGAATCACTTTGCGCTGGCTTGTTAGCAGTGTTAGTGGCCGATCGTTGCTGTGACGCACCAAGCTGTGCCCGTTGTTCGATAGCAGGGAATTGGTTCACTAAGCCCAAGAACGTTTCCAAGTCGTTCGGTCCACCACCACCGGGAAGAAAGAACCTCTCGGCTAGCTTCTCAGTATTAGCATCCGGATCCTTTACTAGGCCCTGCTGTAAGGCACCTTGGAATATTACACCCTGCTCTTTCAGGTTATTGGCCTGTTTGATTTCCGCATCCTTGGCTTCTGACCTCTTGGTTTTCGCCAAGGCCTCGATAGCGTTGAACATCTGACCAGACAAAGTCTCAGACATCCCCAACGACTGGTGCTTGCCAAGTGCTGTCCTAGCACCCTCGATATCCCTCTTGCTTAACCTTGCAAGGATCTCCTTGGCTGCTGCCTTGTCTATCTGTGTTTGTTTAAGGCTATTGCGCTTGATCTCGTTGTCCAATCCACGAGCTTCACGCTGACTCTTAAGACCCAGTAACTGCTCCTCCCTGAACTCGTCCTGAAACTGGTTCTCCTTGAATCCCCTAACGCCACGCCCAATGGCACCAGCGGTCTTAACTAGCCCTTCGAATCGTGGCATCCTTACCTCCCAAAGATCGATTTAATTTCTTCAGCCATTACCCTAGCAGTATCAATATGATTACCACCAGTTTCTGCTAAGCGTTCTAATATCGTCTGTCGTAGTAACGGGTTACTTCTCAAAGATTTTATCAGAGCAGAAACCTCAGTCTCACTAAACCCATACCAGGTTTGTAAAACGGCTCCCATATTATCGATCACCTTCTCTGAATCTTCTGGTGTGAAGTCCTCTGCTAGTAGTGCCGGTTGCTGTGTGTTAGTATCGTTGGCAACAGTAAACCAGTCACCGGGGACGTTACTAACTGGGCTGTTGGGGTCACCACCGGGGGGCGGTTGGTTGGGGTCACCACCGGGGGGCGGTTGGTTGGGGTCACCACCGGGGGGCGGTTGGTTGGGGTCACCGCCCGTGGGATCAAACGTGGTAGCTCCACCACCAGACTCCTCTACTACCGGCTCTGGTCCAAACCCTAGGTCTGCAAGGATCTGCTCACCGGCTTTGAATGGATCACCATTGTGCTTCTGTAGAGCCTGTTGCATGAGGAACTCACCGTTCTGTCCATCTAACAAGAACGTGACACTAGCTATCTGCTCATCCGTTAGCCCCAGATCACCCATCTTTTCGTCTAGATTGGAACGGGTGAGATCCTGTTTCTCGATGGATGTTATAGAAGGATCGAACTCACCACCGGGAGGTGGACCTGAGTCAAACGTTGGCCCGAACTTCTCCATGAAGCCATCACCCTCACGGTCCAGTATGCTCATGTTGGGGGTGGATAGCTCGTCTACCACAGCAGTCATATCACCGTCGTGTTTCATATACAGCCTAGACACCATCACCCAAGCTCCCTGCTCACCACCCTCTACATCCTCCCTCGTGCCTAGATGGGCCATAAGCTCATCGAACTCAGGTGAACTCCCCGGCACCACACCATCGGCTTCCATCTGTTCGAACCCACGCCTGGTAATCTCCATATCAATAGCCTTAGCCATTGGCCCCAAGGATATGCCTCTCCACGATCGCTCACCATCGAAGCTCCATCCGGCCTGACCTGTCCCCAACCCACCAACTGTCCCATCACGCCATCCTATCAGTTGTTCGTTAGATACCTCACCCAACGAACCACTCTGGAAAGCTGCCCTCATAGGCTCAACAAAGTCAGGGTTGCCGAACTTGTTCAAGAACTCGTCCAGACCCATCTGCACAGCCAACGCAAGGTATGGATTCATATTGGAAGACGCTAGGGTAGTAGCCAAAGCCGCTTTGTTTACGTGGTCGGGGATCTTACCTACAGTATTAACACCGAATCCGTTGTTGATGATGTCCCAACCAATCCTAACCAAAGTCTGGTTACGAACACCGGCAAGGAACTGGTCTTTGGTGATCGTGAACGACTCCCCAGCTTCGTTGATAACCGTCTTCTTCTCTAGTATACCCTTTTTATTCACCAGCCTGGAAACGTTACCATCTGGGGTTACCGTGATGTGTGATCCATTCGGATTTCGGAAAACCCAGTTACCATGACTGTTCTTCCCATCAGGGATAAAGTCCTCAGCGTTGGACCCTGACGGAACCATACTCCTCAGGCCATTACCAACTGGGCTGTCTGGAATACCATCCGTAGGTCCACCACCACCTCTCGGTGATGGGTTATTAGGATCGTTTGTTCTACCACCGGGGGGTGGTCCACCCTTGTTAGGATCGTTGCTACCCGGATCATTTGGGTCCCTCTTACCGGGTGGGGGTAGTTTAAAAGGGTCTTCACCGGGAGGTTCGTTACTAAACGGACCCTGTATCAGATCTTTTATAAGATCCTGTAGTGGACCAGCTATACCAAGCTCACCTAGTATAGGCAGGAGATTTGTAACAGCATCCGAAAGCCCGCTGTAGTAAGCAGCATCCTCCTGAGCAGCAGCAGCCGTAGTAGCAGCGTCAGCTTTTATCTTGTCCGGTGAGTCGACAAACTTATCAGGATCCTGTGGGTCCCTCACTCGTCCCGCTGCTATCTGAGAGTCCAGAGTAGGCGTTCGTATGGGGTTGCCCTTATCATCCACACCATCCAGATACCCTAGCGCATCTGCCTCTGCTAACGTTTTCTCCCAAGCACGATCCAATGCATCTTGGGTGTCGGTGGTCACCATCACTGGTGTGCCATCGTCGTTGTATACTGGCTGTCCGTCGTCGTCCAGTTTTTGTGTGGAAAACACACCAGTCAACTCAGCCTCTACGACTGCATTCTCCCATAACTGTTGTATCTGCTGGACCGTGGCATCATCACCGAACTTACCGGTAACAAATGACTCGTCCAGTTTCCTACGGAAAGCTGCCTCACGTTCATCGGCAGTGGTAACACCCGTTGTCTCACCATCCTCACCGATATCAAATACATACTGTCCATTCTCGTTCTTGGCTGGAACGAACCCAGTGACCTGAGCCAACTGCATAGCCTCGTTAAACAACCTGGTCAGCTTAGCTTCGGTGTCCACCCCTGCTACAGGCTTGCCATCTTCCCCGATCTCTCCGGACTTGAACACTCCGGTAAGCTCAGCCTCAACGACCTTCTCATTGAACAGCCTCGTAAGCTTAGCCTCTGTGTCTTCGAATATCGGATTACCCTTATCGTCCACTTCGCCGGTATTCCACCGACCAGTGACTCCAGCCTCGGTCACCAGACGATTGAACACACTGTCACGCTCAGCAGCCGTAGTTACACCATTGAACTCTCCGTCTTCATCCGTGCTAAAGGTGAACTGACCGTCTTCGTTTACGCCGGGGACAAATCCCGTGAGCTGGGCCATAGCGTATGTCTGGTTGAAGATCTGGTCCAGCTTCTCCAGCGTGGGTGCAGTACCTTCCTCGAACACGAGGTTACCATTGTCGTCTAACTGAGGAGAACCATCCTCGTTGTATATAGGCTCACCGAACTCACCAGTAAGCTCAGCCTTTACCACAGCTCGATTGAATGCGTCGTTTAGTGCATCCCTAGTGGGAGCATCATCAAACACACCAGTGAGATTAGCCTCGTCAAGCTTACGCTGGAAAGCCGCGTCGCGTTCAGCAGCAGTAGTGACAGAGGTCTTTAGAGAACCATCCTCATTAGTCGTGAAGTCGAATACGAATCTACCCTCATCGTCCACCTCTGGCATCACACCAGAAGCAGCCGAGATAGCCATCGCTTGGTTGAACAGCCGGTCTTTCTTGGCCTCTGTGTCTACTGTTATATCCTTACCAGTCTCTGGGTCTTTATACGTCCACACGCCCGTCAGGTCCGACTCAGCGAACTTCTGCTCCCACTGTGTCCTGCGCTCAGCGCTGGTAGCCTGACCGGAGAACAGCCCATCCTCATCGGTGCTGAAGAAGAAGCCACCCTCTACGTCAACCGTAGGCAAGAAGCCCGTAGTCTCAGCCAATCGGATAGTGTTGTCGATCTCTCGCTGTTCTTCGCTGGCTGTGAAAGCCCTAAGCTGCAACGTCTCCACACCAGACGCAGACAACTGGCGCATGTCGGCCCGATCTATCGTGCCATTCTTGTCTATATCGTACTCGGCATTATAAGCCGGATCACCCTTTGATGCGAACAGAGCCTCAGTGAACCCGATAAAGGCTCCCGGCCCCAGTGCTGTAAACATACCCGTAAGCTCAGCCTCGGTGACCTTCTCTCCAAAGGCCTGTGCACGTTCCGCTATCTCATTGGCTTTTTCACGTATAGTGGCATCAGACATCATCGTGTTAAATGCCAGCCGTAAAGACTCAGCATCCAGATCCAACTGGTCAGCTTGGACTTCCAGAGAAGCCTGTTGTCCACCTACCTGACTAGCCAGCCCCAACGTGCTGGCTTTAGCATCACTAAAGCGCTGTGCCTCGTCGACTGATAATCGATTCAGGAAGTCAGTAAACTGGTCACCGGCATCCTGAACAGCCTCACCACGAGAGGTTAGTAGCTGTCCACCCCTGAACAGCCCAGCACCTATAAGGTCTTGCTCCTCACGCTGTATCCTGTCCTGTAGAGACTTGTCGAGCTGACCCCTAGCCTCATCGGATAGGATTCTGAATACACTACGCTTCTCTGTCTGCTCATTACCCTCGGCATCTTTAAACCTAAAGTCAACCTCGTTCTGTAAGCCGAAGTTGTTGTTAGTGATATCGCTTTCCAAACTAGAGGCAGCAGCATCCAGCAGTGAGTTCGATCCTTGGAACCTCGAAGCTGCTGGCGACCCCGGGAAATTGGGCTGGCTATCCGCACCGAATTGATCTGCGGTGTTCTGGTTAGCTTCCTCTGGACTGTCAGGAACTGACGGGGCATTACCGCTAGAGTTTATCCCTAATGGATTCCTTGGAACCCAGCGCCTGGTGATTGGATCCCAATCTGCGAATGTATTACTACCCGACCTATCCGATCTCGGAGGTGAGGATCCTGGGGTTGTTGCCATCTTTAATTACCCTATTTGAGTTTGTCGTTAAGTTCTTGGAGAAGTGCTACGGCTCTATCTTTTCTCAGGCGAATTCTTCCATCCACGTTCCTTAGCTGTTTATCTATCCCGCTTTTTGCTCCAGAAGTTTTAATAAATTCTTTCCAGAAATTAAGCTCGAATCCTGTAGCCGTAGATAGGGGAAGGTCAATTTGCACCCATTGGCCATCACGCACGTCAGCAACTACTCTCACGCCTGCTGCTGCCAGTGCTGGCATCGTATCTGCCACCGACTTTACGAAAACTCTCGACGCAAAAGCACCCTTCGCGTTTTCCGAGGCGCGTATAGAGTCTATCCTTGCCTTGAGGACTGCTATCTCACGCTCTACGCGCGTCTGCGAAATCGCACTTCCAACTGTCACACCAAACAGAATCACACCCACGTAAAACACTAACCATTTCCAATGTAATCGAATCATTTTCAATCCTCCTTAGAATACTGAGTTGAGCGAGACTGAATTTCCGGTCCCGCTGTCACTCGTTGCAAGGTTCTGGCTGTTCACGCAATTTGTCCCGTAGTTTGCGCCAGACACAATCGTAGTTGAAGTCGCGCTCCAGATTGTGTTGCCCATAATCACGAAGTAGTCGCCGTTGATTCCAACGTGAATGCCTATCCCTGACGTTCCCTGTATCCGGCAACCTGTCACCATAACATTGGGGCCATTCACAAAAATAGCATCGTCGTCAGACCCGACAATGTAACAGTCGATTACGCGAGTATAGTAATCAGTCGAACCGTCAATCTGAATGCCATCATCATCAACATCAGGAATATAAATGCGTTCTATCGTGAAAGCGTAGGTAGCATCCTGGTCGATCCCGGCGTAGGAGTTCCCTTGCCCTGCATCGGTCTTCACGGTCATATTGCCAAGATAGCCGTTGTCTGCCGATGATACCGTTACTGCATCTGCCGTTGTCCCACCGTCAATGACTGTCCCAAACCAATTTTCGCCCACAATATGCAAGTTGTGAACGTCCATCGTGAACGGCGGGTAAGTGCCATTTTTAATGAAGATCGAAGCCCCTGCGCCCAGAGCATCTATCGCATCATCAACGTTTGTGTAGTCGCCGTTACCCGCTGAATCTACTACGGCATCGAACAGGTGTAAATTGCTCGGCCCCCTGTGCCAGCCGATGTCAGCGCGTGGCACAACAATCTCCGTCTGCTGCTGTGCGCCAGCTTCAGCAAGTAACTGTGGGGGTTGAATCCACTGGGTAGCGTTGGCGGCTCCGACGATCAGTCCGATAGAATCCTGCCCTGCTGCCGTCCACAATGCCACATCGTCAATGGCCCCGCCGGGGGTGCCGTAACGTGCGCCCGTGATGGGGATCAAGAACTGGTCCAGCACGACAACAGAGTCTTGGTTGCCGACTGCTACGAAGCCGCTGGCCTCATCTACGGCGATGTAATCAACGTCATTGGATGCAAGGTAATCTTCGTCTGTGCCACGTCCTCGTAGACCGCGCTGATACATCCATCGGTTTTCTTTCGGTGTTAGGAATCTACCTGGAATAATCACAAGTTCATCAATATCCCCGGCAAACAAATTCCCACCGCCATTACTTCCTCCAATGGCTATTTCGTCAAAAGTAAGATCGCCATCAGCAGTTCCCCAAGATTCAGTATCGTGAAGTTCTCCATCAACATACAACTCCACTAAATCATCATTAGTATCATCGCCAGTGCAAACAATATGATGCCACTTTCCATCGTATAAGTCCACTGCCCCTGCTGCCTGATCTGATCCAACTCCATCCTCTTGAAGCCAGAATTTTAAAAGTCCAGCAGTATCAAGATATAATCTTGCAAAGTTACCTACTGTGCCGGAGTCACGTAGTTCAAATATATATTCTGACCCTGCTGGATTAGTAGCTGACGTTGACTTATACCATATTGAAATACTAAAGTCTCCAGCCCCTACAGCTAACCCAGCATCACTGCGAGTAAGATAATCTGTTGATCCATCAAGGCCGATTAAGCCATTTCCAATTTTACCACCCGTTGCGAATGTTGGGGTTCCGTTAGCAGTCCATACCATACCAAAAGGTGCATCGTTCAGACCGTGAAATCCCCAAGCATCGACAACAGTGTTCGACCATCCACCTGTATTCACCGTGTCACGAAGGATGAAGGTGAGGCCGCTGTTCTCGTTGCCCGAAGACGCATTGATGTGCTGAACACTCAGGCCGTCATTTTGAGCAAAGAATACAACCGGATCGCCATCGTGTGCCACTGAAGCCTGTGGCATAAGCACAAGGTCATTTGCTCCTGACCCTGCGGGTGTTGGAATATCATTCGACCCCGTTTTACTTGAGTTCATATTGTAATCTTCGTTCCATCCATCACCCGTTCCAATGTCAGCCAGGATATTTCTATACAGTTGGGCCGATTCTACTCCACCGTCAGATATGTAAGCGTGGAAACCCTGCGGGGTGATGGTGGAGTTGGTGTAAGACACTCCCGTATTTGCTTCATCGTAAATGTTTTCTATCCCCGCGTCAGAGATAGAAGTGCCGCTTGCTGTAGTAACTTGAAATATCTGCTTCTTCCTCCCAAACTCATCCTCTGACCCTTCAGGATCACGGATGACTGCGACTGCGTTGACGGTGTTGTTTACAATGGCATTGGCATCAAAGTCGAATACATCGCCAGCGGCATTTCTGTTTGTGATGTCCCCATTATATTTACGCATCCCTTGTGTCATATAACCTTGCATCGAGTCGCGCAAGAAATCTATCACATTCACACCATACCCACCTGACCCACCCGCAGTATATAACCTTCCGTCCAAGAAAGCGAAGTCAGGGATAGTTGTTCCCCTTAACATATTCTGGGGTGCGCCAACAAATATCATCCATTCTTCACCTGTCTGCATATCCCAAATTACAAGTGAATCCTCGCCAGCCGTTACCCGTATTTCCAGTTCATCAGGCATCGGGCCAAGCTCTTTATACCAACTCGTATTCTTACTCTTGGCGTGAAAAGCCTGACGGTTCCACATTACCGACTGATCGTAGAGGCTCACGCGAATTACTTTGTGGGCAGACTCTATAAGGTTGGATGTGGGGCGCGTGACGAATGTGGAGTCGGCATTGGTGCTTATCTGTCCAGTGCTTCCAGTAATATCAATATTGCCCGTAAGAACTGTGCTACCGCCAAGCGTTGTAAGAACAGATGAAGTAGTGGAGGTGTTCGCCGTAATAGTAGTAAATGTTCCTGCGGCTGGCGTTGTCGCCCCAATGGTGGCTTCTACTGTTCCTGAGTTAATATCAACATTCGTTTGTTCGTGGCTACCGTAATCTACTTCAACGGCACCGTCACCACCCAGAGTCAGCTTCCCGGCAGAGTGAGTCCACGTCACATCCCCACCATCCCAATCATATACGGCACCTGAGGTATTGAAAACATCATCACCCACATAGGCATCCTTCACCCAAGCAATACCACCGGCTGTTTTCAGTGAGGCAGTTGTGGTGTTCGTAGCTTCGGTCGCATCTGAGGTGGAGAGAATTCCGGTTCCTGTAATTACCGAGCCATCAACCGTAGTAAAAGATCCAGCAGCGGGGGTATTCCCACCTACGATCCCATCTATGGGACCGACGAAAGCAGTTGAGGTAATAGACGTTGCTGCGCTTACGGTTCCGAGATTAGCAATCGTAGCTCCAGCGTAGGTAGCTGTGGAGGTTACGGTGTGATCTGCGGTATTTACGGTGTCAAGATTCGATACTCGGTTCGCGCTTAGTCCACCGGTTGCTACCGAATCGAAAACAGCCGTAGTGAATGTACCAGCGGCGGCTGAAGAAGCACCGATAACCGCCCCATCGATTGTCCCGCCGTTGATGTCTACATTGGTCATCTCGTGGTTGTTAAAGTCTAGCTCAACAGCACCATCCCCACCGTAAGTCAGCTTCCCTGCGGAGTGGGTAATAGTTACATCACCGTTGTCATAGTTCTCAACGAAACCACTAGAGTTGAACTGGTCACCCCACTCGTTAGTGGAGGCAATCCCCAAGGCTAAGCCATCGTCAGTCTCGGGGTATAGTGCGGTTGCCGACAAGGACAACTCGTCGGAGGCAGCTTCGAATGTAATAACATCATCTGCACTAGCCCGAATGGAGGTGTCGTTGTCAGTATCGAGATCGATCCGGTTGCCACTAGTAGTGAGATCTATATTACCATTCAGTACCATACCAGCGGTAGGGGCAGTCTGACCATCAACTCCCAATCCACCATTAAAGCGAACGTCGTTCGTTCCAACGTCTATATCGAACACTATCCCATCCGCACCAGCGCCATCAGTATCAGTGCTATGGAATTCGAATATCGAGTTGGCTGAATCAAACTGTAACCAGAAGTCCTCATCGTCACCGAAGTAGAAAGCAGCATCGTCAGCCACCTCAGACGTATCCAGCCACGCAAAGCCTATGACACGAAGGGTGTCATCATTGGCTATCGTAAAGTAACTGCCACCCTGCTTGAGAGTATTCTCTAGCCAGTTGATTGGGGCGTTGAGTTCATCCTCAAGGTGAGTATGAGTTAGGATCTGACCGTTGATAAAGGTATAGACCCTGGAATATACCGTCAGCTTGGACTCCGCTAATCTGGGAGCCAGCACCATCAGGAACGTCAGTAACGATAGCTTTAGTAGTTTATTCATATTAATGTAAACTCGACATTGTTCCAGCGTCCCTGAAGAATAGCTGGATATTGTGAATGGATAACTGCTGGGTGGACTCGTCTACATCTAGCTCCACCTCACCGTATCTTGAGCAACCACCTATATCCCCGTGGATAAATCCTAGGCTGTCAGCACCTAACCTGTGAGTTCCAAGCACAAACGCGCCCAATGGTGCACCGGCCTTAGTGTCCGATAAGCTATCTCTGATCACTGAGGTGGTATTAAACGGACGAAATGTCAGGGTATATGTCCCACTAAGGTCAAAGGAGATGTCCAGCTGCAGACGATACCACGTCTTCATCTTGGTTTTTGACAGTGGGCGGTAATACGGGGACCTAAGGTAACAGTTGATACCCATCGTGTCCACACCGTCATATACCACCCCATCAAAATCATAAACCACCCCGTCATTACCCAGTATAACCTGAAGCTCTCTGGTGGTGGGATCTACTATGGTATGTCCCGACTGAAACTCGAACAGGGTGGAGTTATCCTTGGTTCCGCGGAAGATGCTATATGCCGGTAGTAAATCAGGGCCGTCTTGGTGCCACTCGTGGTAGTTGATGACTATACCGCGGTTGTTGTTTACCTGACCAGTTCCGTGCGGAACACAGAACATCACGCTATTCCGGAATGGGATATCTACCCCGAATATCCGCTGTCGGTATGTTTTATTCACGTCCGACCAGAACCCCTCGATCGGCTTACCTATATACCTAGGGAAGATTTGGCCCTTCTCAATAAAATACGTTCCCTTGGTAGAGATAAATATAATACCCTTGTCGGTTTCCACTATGGCGTTATGACCTATCAACCCCACACCAGCGATAACCTCATCAAAATGAAAAGGAGAGCGAGACACACCACCCGATCCTACGTATGTGGCTACGTATATATGCTTGGTCATGAAGATCAACGTGCCATCTTTGCCGTGGTCTACGATCTTTACTATGCGATCGGATCGATCTAGATCCACGAATAAATCCACAGGCCATGTCCCTAGTTGTCCGGGTCGATTGATTACCAGCCGGTAGGGTCTGTATGTCCCATCAAAGTCTACCACATCACCAAACATCAGGTGACTGTGGCTCGTCCCAACACACCCAGCCTTCTGCACGAAGTTGGTAGATGTGACTAGGGAAGATATCTTTGTAGCCACTCCGGATCCCGACGGGTCCTTGTCTGTCAGGTCCGATGCGTTGTATGGGAACACAAATGGGTCGTTCTCCCTGTCACATACCACGATACGTCCCTCGTATTCCGTTACGGATATAGGCACGTCAGCATCAGTGGTGATTCCCATTGCGTTGGTCTTCTCTACTCGTGTAGCGTTATCATCGTAAAAGAGCTTGCCGTTCAGGAAGTAGAAGATACCGAACTCCTCATCAACCTGGTTCAGCTCCTCCTGGAATTGATGGATCTGTTTTATCCTAGCGCCCGACTCGAGCGTTTCACTCAGCCTGTCAACATACCCCTTACGTTTGGTTAGGGAGTTTCGGGATATGTAAAAATTAAAGAGTTCCTTGAAGGTGACCTCAGACATCTCAATAGAGTCTTCTTTGTCATCTCTCCCTCCGTAGAACTCTGAATACGACGAACTATCGAGATCAACTTCCATTAGGCACTAGGTTTCCAGTTAACGACTACGTGCACATCGACTGTCTGAACTCCATTACCACTGTTAGCTATCATCCTGATCTGTCCAGCGTGCGCCCAGCTGGGTGGGTTGGCTATTTCTAAGAACGCCTCGTGGTCCTCACCGGCTATATGATCTGCGTCTAAGATTGTTCGCTCTTTGAGAAACACAACCTCGTCAGGGGAATACATCAGGTCGAAGGTTATATCCATCGCGCCTGAGGTGTTGGAGACTTTTACGTATAACGCTAGTGTATCACACCCGCCTATCAGGAAAGTCTGCGAGTCTGTGGTTTCCGCTCCAGATACAGCCTCATCGTCGAATAACAGATGAGACTCACTCTTTGGTTGTAGCATCTCTACTGGCATACTACCCCCCTATCTATACGCAGCAGCGGTGTATGGCAGGTTTATCATGTCATCATCATCTGTAGACGGTAGGGACTTGTCCATCATATTCTCCACTGCGTTGTAGAACTCCTCACGCTTGTTTCCCCATCCCTTGGCACCCTGACGTTGTTCGCCACGATACTGAGCACCTAGAGAAATCACGTCGTGCCACGGAGCTGGAATGTCAGCTATCTCCGTGGATAAAGCATCAACGTCCATCTGAGCTGCTCTACGGAATGCTGAGAAGTAGAGCTTTGGATTGTCGGCTATCCAGTCTGAACTGGGGATCCGATCGAATACCAGAAAGTTACCGACGATGGTCACCCTGCCCGGATTACCCTCTGCGGTTGTGTCCAACCACGTTGGGTCTTCCAGGTCAAGGGTCTCTCTGTTTGGTTGAAAAGGCATTCTTCCGGTAGCTGTCCGAAAAGACTTTTGCCTCATACGCATCACTACCAGACCGGTGTTGCTGTATATATCCGTGGTTGGGAGTGCGTAGCGTCTGATGGATGCTGATAGGGTAACCTCAAAATCCACCTCTAGGAACCAACAGTCAAACTCTCTAGCTATTTCATCAAGCGCAAAGTTCCCCCATGTGATGATCCTAGTCTTATCATCTGTGTCCTCGCGGTCCATGCGAGTCATGTCACATACATCATTAAGGAACTTTTGTGCTGTCATCTACTAATCCTCTTTTGATGCGGTCTTCTTCAGAGCCGCCAGCTTACCTTCCAAGCTAGCGAACTTCTTCTTGGCTACCTCGGCAGCTTCCTCCAAGGCTTCTTCGATAAGAGGTGTGACGTAATCGGAGAGGACGGTGGTGTTTTCAAACACAGCAACGAACAACTCCTTCTCGATCCCAGCTTCCAGATCAGAGGCGATCTTAAACATCTCCTCGCCCTGACTCAGGAAGAATCGGACAGCCTTCTCGTCCTCTACCTCCTCAACGAACCTACCACCGTATGATGGGTTTGCCTGGAATACGTATCCTTTTCCACCAATCCTCTTTCGACGGATGCGTTTAAACGTTACTACAGTAACTTCTTCCCCTTCGGGTCCATCCACTTCTTCATTAAGAACAACTGCGCCATCCTGGTTCAACTCCTCAGAACCCGCCAAGCACTGATCTTCCTTCACGTATTCAACTAGTCTAACTCTAGCCATCTTCATACCACCTTTCTAGTATTGGTCACGAGGTGCCGATCGGGTATATCCCTCAACGGATACATATCCATCTGAATTATTAGCCCCTCCTATGGCAAACACTGTGAGGAAGCCATAGGCTGAGTCGATTAATCTTGGGGGGTTAAAGACGTGAGTCTCTCCACCAAGTGCAGCTGGGAGCATTATAACATCCACCACCGCATAACCATCACCCATATCCCTTACATCTGTGTAATCCGGGTAAGCCCTCAGCTCAAACTTAACTGTTCCCGTGGTGCTGGTAACCCCCGCAGTCCATTGGGTAACGTATCCACTGGACCCTCGCATGAAGAACTTCTGTGCTTCGTAGGTTTGTGTTTGACCAATAGTGATAGTAGCTATCGTTGCATCACCGTTCGCGTTTCGAATAGTGATAGCACCAGTAGCATCTACACCTGAGTCAATAACCGCGTGTTCGAATGCATAGAATGAATCCACTGATGTAACCACAGTGGTTCCATTGGTGCGCATATACTCAGTTCGTAGGGTCGAGTCAAACTTTGAAATCCCCGTGATCCGCAGACGTTGCTTGGTATCAGCGGCTTGGGCTGATACAATCTCAATCTTGTCCGTGCCATCCATCTGCACGAACGAGTCAAGCTCATCAACGAACTCTAGGGCTGTGTCAATATCAGCATCGAAGCTGAAAAAATACCATGAAGCATTAGGAGATGTGGTGACGATGGACTTCTTATCACCCTGCTGTGCATCACCTAAAGAAAAAAGCACCCCTATTGCCGTTACAGCAACTAAGGCGCTCATAATAAAACGTCGCATACAGCCTCCCGCCTTTAAAGGGCGCTAAGCTGACCCGAGGTTTTTAGCCTCGAGCCAGCCGTAGGTTATCGGGGGTATTCTAACTGGTAAAGGAACTTGACTCTACTAGAGTCAGTAGCAGATCCCTCTCCACCGCGAATACCGCGGAATCTCATCGCTCCCGTCCCGGGACCAACCCCATAAGGCAAGGCCTCGGCACCTAAGAGTGTCGGATCAAGATTGATTAACACGGACACAGGAGCAGTTGGAAAGAGACTGTCCAATGAAGTCCATGTTCCCCAAGTGCTACCGTTGATTGACGTAGATACCTGAACGATTACCGTATCAGGGCCTCCGCCATTACCACCGGTTCCAACTGCCGTATCCGCGTAAGCGTAAAGATACGCCCTGGTTACCCCGCGCAGATCAATATTGCCGAAAGCAGCAGAAGCAGCAGAAGCAGCACCTACCAGAGTGTCGATATATGTGGAGTTATTGTCAGCATTAAGCAAGCTGTCAAGCTCCGAGAACATCCCACCCTTAGTGGGTGATCTTTTTCCAGCCTCTATGGTATTAAACAACCCAGAGATTAGGAAAAGCGCCAATGCGAAAACACCAGCTTTCTTCAAAAAACCCATCTTATTACCTCGTTCTAGTGAAGGCTAGCCTAGGCTAGCCAAGGGTCTAATAGGGCTGGGCAGCGTATGTAGTCACAATAGCGCTGGACTGATTGAATGAGGTAGTGCCACTATCGGAGTCGTTCAGCCAGTCGGCTCTAGCATACCCATAGGTCTTGCTAATAGCCCACGCCCTCACGACACCGTAGTCATCCTCGGCTCGACGATTGACCTGCTCCGGAACTGCTGTAGCGTAGCCAATTGCGTGTGCACCGGTGAAGATGGCCCTACGTTTGTTGTTACGATCGGTTACGCCAGAAGCGGCGACTTCACATAACGTGTGGGTGTAGATAAAGATCCCTGCATACATCCCCTTGGCACCGGAGAAGATGGGGTTCTTCCAGCCGCGCTCGTTACCTTCCCGCTGTGCTTGCTGCCACACGGAATCCTGACGAAGGTCATACATCTGGAAGGGGTGGATAATCATTGCATACCCCTCTTCCATCCCACCAACACCGTCCGGAACCCGGATAGCATTGATCTTGTTGACCTCGGCCCATACCGACATCTTCTCGAAGTCAGCGGTTCCAAGCGTGTCGTTCGAATCGACGTTCTCTTCGGTAGTAGCATCACCACCGTAGAACCAGTTGGGATTGTCTGTTGCAGAAGCAGCAGAGATCCCAGTGACTACGTGAGCTGAGAAGCCATCGTAGTAAGCGTCGAGTGTTGCCTTTTCCTCCTGATCAGCCAGCCACTTGGCCAACTGTGAAGAGGCGCTCTCCTCGGAAAGGAAAGGGTTACGAACTTCAGACATATCTCCAACGTAACCTGTGGCATGACGCATGGTTTCCACGTATACCTTCAGGTAGGCGAAAGCAAAAGCTTCCTCACCAGAAGTCTCCAAAAGTTTGGAGTTACCAACCGTTGCAGCACCTGTAAGGTTCTTCATCAACGGAAGGATAACATGGTCACCACGTTTCTTGCCCAGGTCGGTTCGCTGCAAGATAGGGAAGTAAACTTCCTTCTCGTCCTGGGGATCCTCGCCACCGCGGTCTGGACCCATCCAACCCTGTCGGGCGAAGAGGAGCTTGTCCTTAACTTGCTGATGCAGATCGTCGGTAAACAGAAATCTGGTGAGATTCCCGTCGTTGTTCGACGTTTCCGCATATCTGGCAAAAGTTCCGGATACGATACCGGCCATAGTTTAATGTCTCCCAAAGGACCCCCCTGAGGTCCGGGGGATCTAGAAGTCTGGTTGCTGGCCAGTGGCCGAGAAGAACTTCAACCTCGACCGGTTGTTACGGCTCAGACTCTGCGATAAAGCAGAGGCAGTTGCCTTGTCACCAACAGCCAGATGCCTCGATAAAGTTTCAGCCTGTTCATTTAATGATAAGGCCGCGAATTCTCCCGCGTCTGATGTGGTATCCACAGCGGGACCGCCAGGGATGTCAGTTCCAGCAATCCTAAGATTCTGGGCCAACTCGTTCTGAGCAGCGGAAGCGATCTCAGCATCAAACTCATCCTTTCGGTAGGACTTCCAAGCTTCCTCAAGATCCTTAGCGTCGAATCCACCACTGGCGTTTGTTCCTTTGTAATGCGTATTAGCAAAAGCAGCAAAGGCATTCAAATCGTCAGCAGTGATATCCTTGTCGTATCGGTCCTTGTAGTAGGCTTTAAAGCCAGCCTCGGCATCATTGTTTGCGGTGTTCAACGCAGCGCGTCGATTACTCGCATCCTGAGTCTGCCGATCCCTATTAAGAGTAGCCTGAGTTTCTTCCCTAGCCGCTGATCTGGCCTGACGGGTGTTCCACGCTTTCCAATCCTCGGGCTGTGTGTAAAGGTCCGGTTCAGGGTCAGCGGGTGGTGCCGGGTCATTCGACAACAGACTAGCTGCCTGCTTACGAATATAACTAGGATCCGTTACCTCTTGGATCTTAGCCTTGAAACCCGTATTTTCGGTAGTAAGGTTATCAATCTTACGCCCCATTTCGGACAGCTGGTTCTTAAACTCGTCTGCCGGATTAGGAGCTGGCTCTGCCGGTGTTGGATCCGCTGGTGCTGGATCTACTGCCGGTTCTGCCGGTGTGATAACTTCCTGTGGATCTGCCATCTGTAAATCCCCTTCCAAAGTATAGGGTTTATCTCTCTAGTGGTAACGCCACGAATCGCGGATTTCATCCTATATAAGGCTTGTGTTCCTTAAACACTCGGTTACCTATTGGCTTACCGTTTGAGGCCCTAGCTGTTGCTGGGGACTAAAGGCGGGTCCTCCTATCTCTGCACCAGATCCTGCTGGATCCTGACCCAGAAATTCAGAAAGCGCAGGGGACGTTTCTGATTCTTGACCCGGAGGAGATTGCCCTGTAATCTCCCCTAGTTCTGCTGGCCCTATACCGGCCTGTTGCAGAACCTGCATTAGAACTTGTGGTTGTTCGATAGCGATATTAACCAACTGGAATACCTGAGGATCTTCCTCAAGCCACGCTAGGGCCTTCTCACCTAACGCTAAGACCTGATTCCTCTGATCCATACGTTCCTGAATTCTCTTACGGCCCGGAACGTTGAGCATCTCTAAGACCGCCTCGTTATCTATGGCCTCTATACTTCTGAGATACTGAGTGTATTCCAGCTCCTGTTCCTCGGAGCGTCTGTGCTCGGAGGTTATCTGGATGGTGATGTCGAACTCAGCTATCGAGAAATCTTTTAACAGCTCGGCCTGTCGACCGGTGCCATCTTCGAACTTCATTAGATGTAGTGTTGGTGCGCCACCTTGGGATCGGCCCTTGAAATCCTCCTGAACCTTTAGCTTGGTGACCAGGTAGTGTGTCTCCTCTCGCATCTTGTTTGACACACGCCATGCTCGCTCCCATGTGTAGAACTGTTGTATATTACTCAGTCGCAGTCTACCCTGCCATGTCAAAAACTCCTCAACGTGACGTTGTAGCTGAGCCAGAGACACGTCGGCTGCTTGCTGTAGGGCTATCACAGCTTTGCCAGAGGTTTCGTATGGCATACCTCCACGTTGTGTCTGGAACAATTCGCTTAAGTCGTCGAAAAGGATCCGTAGGTCAGATTGCAACCTATAAATTCCCTCGGGAAAACGCCCTGGTTCGATGCGATCAATTGCTCTAATTCGACCGCGATTAACCTTAAGGGTGAATCCGGGTTCCCCTCCGCTTCTTTTAAGCTTTCGTTCCTGTTCTGGTGTGAGTGCACCTGACTCATAAATCCAACCTGAGTTGTTGGTTTTTACGGTGTTCTCTAACAGGAGACTGTTCAGCATGTTGAAAAGCGTCTGGGCTTCGAAGAGGTTGTGAACCTCACCATACCCCAAAGGCTTGTTACGGTGCATCGTCCCCATCAGGAAGACATGGGGGAAGTGACCGTGGTGATACCCTACAGGTCTGTCGTATAACAAGATCTCCCCAGCGATGAGGCATACCCTCGGCCGGGGGAGTAGTTTTACTCTTACTTCATAGTTGTCTTGATTCTGTGTCGGATCTTCGTTCTTATTACCCTTGGGTATATCACCGGGGACCATAAACCTAGACGAAGTCACAGTGGTGAAGTGCATCTGCTTCGTCTCTGGGTCCAGAACAGGCTGGTCTTCAAACTCCTCGAACTTAGCTAGCTTCGATACACCAGTCATCGGATCGTGATACCACACCTGCTCAATGGACTCGTGTTCCATATAGTAACAGGTCAGTGTCTGTATCCTAGCGTCCGGATCTGCCTTATCAGACTTAGGGTTCTTATCCTCCTCAGTAGAGTTGTCCGACTCTGCTATTCCGTGTGACGACCTCACCCTCTGTGTATTGGCTCCGATCTGGTCATAGTCTCGATCGAGAGAGTGGAGGATGTTGTTCCTAGAAGCGGCGCTAACCCCAAGCAACTCTGTTTTGAATTGTGGGTGTTGTTGGATTAGTTCGGCGAGTCTAGGTTCGTCAAGGATATTATACCACCTACCTGCGGCTTCGTCTCTGAAGGCTGGATCTCGATTGGCTGGGTCTGGATATACGGTAAGTGGATCCACCCATGATAGATCAAGATCGCCCGGAACTTTTCCGTGTATAGTAGGCTGTTCCTTATTCGGGTTTACCCCCTCGTAGTATACAGCAAGGCCACACTTGGCCATGTCTGCCACACCACGCTGGGTTTTATACGGAACTCTGGACTTCTTCTGCGAGTCTTGGAAGATATGCTTAAAGGCCTCAACTGCCTCCATATCTTCAGCACCAACAGGATCCAGCTCGGTAATAGGCTTGCCAGCGGTAAGGATACCTACCTTGGTATCGATCCTACCCTTGACCAGGTTCAGACTGACGGGGAAGTCAGTCTCCATCCTGCTAACTTCCAGTGGGACTTGGGCTGACTCGTAGAAGTTGTATCCCTTACGGCCACCCTCTCGCCACTCAGCTGTAGACATCGACGAATACTGCTGTCGTTTCAGCCCTAGCTTGACGAGCTTCTTCTTATCCCTGCCGCTTAGCCTTTTTGCCTGACGAGTTGGCTTTCTTACGGTTCCTGGAGCGTTTACGCCTTTTATTCCGTCCAGAACTACGTGTTGCTCTGCCATCGTCCTCCGAGGTCACGAAATTCGTGAGTTGTTCCGTGATTCGTCCTGTTAACTCATCTGCCCGTTCTATCATGCTAATCAGTTCGGGCGGGTATTTTGATGCTTGCTCGTCGTAGTAGTGTGCTATCTGCGCAGCCTTATAAGATGCGACTGCATTACATATACACACAAGATCAGATCTGTAATCTGTGTATATCCCACCGGTGTGATCTACCAGTTGCCACCATGAAGTGTCTGGGACCTCTACTGGGATATTTAGGTTCACGTCTACACTCCTTAATATAAACCACTTTGTGGGATCGTTTCAAATTAAAACCTAATTAATGAGAATACACAAGGTTACCCTGAATTTGGGCCTTTACTTGAGAGTGCACATTCCCCCGCGTGTCTTTGTAAAAGTGACCACCGGCAAGGATTAGGTTTGATTCTTTCTCAAAATCAGGACCCCTAAGGAGCATCATTTTCTTAAAGTTCATTGGCTTTTCAGCCTTCTGCTTTCTGGTTCGGTACATCCTAATCTTACATTTACCCGAACAGAACTGTGATAATGTCCCTGTTATAGGCTTGTCGCACTGGATACATCTCCTACCCCTAGCCATAACTACCCCCTCCTGAATGCAAGATAAGCCACAAATGCTAATACGAAACACATCATCACAATCACACCAGTGCAGATAAAGTAGATCATCCATCTTCCCAAGGCGATGGGTCATGAACGCCATAGTCTAAACCGGTTGGAGCCTGTTGTTGCATAACTTCTTCTTCTTCTATGTGAGCTATATACAGCAAACCTTTTGCTTCGTCAAGCGCATGATCTGGAACCTTGGGATCATTCCCTCCCCCTTGTATGTCCTCCACATTCCTCTCGTCTGCCTGGACTCCCTCCATTTCCTCCAAGAGAGGATCATTGTAACCAGAGAAGATCTGGAGGCGACGCTGATCCACGAACTGTCTAAACGCAGCGAAAGCCGGAACACGAGATCCGCGCCCGACGTGAAATGAATCGAGATACAGACCAACTTCCTCGAAATCATTTGCCATAGTATGGTCGGACGAGATGTCCTCACTGTGTAGGTTGCGCTCTTTTCTTGCGAATGCGTCTCGTCCTGCATATATCACCTCTGGGTGTCTGCCGTGGGTATACTCAAAGTTCTCAATGAGTTCAAGGATCGCTTGCGCGTGTGCCTGAGAGTTTCGTCCTTCAACGTAGTAGGTGACAAGCCGGTAAATCTTTCCCGGTATCCAGATTCGATCTCCTGTAGCCTGCTTAACACCGTTGATCTCGATATACTCCGTCCCCCATCTAGAGTTTTCAAGATACCACAGTCCGAAGGAACATATACCTCCCCATCCTGGATCCAAGCTACCCCATATCTTCCCATTTTCGGGGATGTAAAATGGATCACATTGCAGGTCGTGACGGGAGAATGTGGAGAAGAACTGACCAACGAAAGCATTCCAGTCTCCTTTGAGAACCGCACTTCTAAGAGGCTCGGGTTGGTTTTCGAGCGTCTTAATATAGCTTCTAGGCAACAGCGGATTATCGGTTGGGAGAGCAGGAAGATAAAGGAAGTCCTCGGGAGTGTATCCGGAGGGGTTATCCACAGTC